AACTTTCAAGTGCTTAAGACCGATGTTACCAACAAGACCTGATTCTAATAATGCTCCCATTTTAGTATTTTTTAATTATTTTTTTTATTTTTGAATCTTATTCATCAAATCCTTCATTCTTAAGAATTGTGGATTTTCATATGTTTTAGATTCGATAAGACTTGAAGCTGAACCTTTAGAAGGTGATTTTTGTACTTTAGCTTTAACTGATTCAGTTACAACTGAAGAACCTTCTTTAGATGCCAAATCTTCTTTGATTGTCTTATAAAGACCTTTAGATTCCTTAATAGTTTCTGCGGAATCAAAACGTCTTAAAATGTTTATTTTTTCTTGCTTTGTTGTCGAATGCTCAGTGAACAGTCGAGTAGCATATGCTAAGTTTGAATTGAAGACTGCAACCTCGTTAAGTTTTTCCTTAAAGATGTTAAGTGCCTTACGGTACTCTTCATTCTTTTCTCTTAACTGAGCCACTTCTCTTTCTAAAGACTCATTTCTTTGTGCTGGTCTCTTTAAAGACTTAGGGAAACCTTGAGGTTTTTTGTTAGTTGCACGACCATTAACGTTAGAACGAACAGAAGATTCTTTGTATTCACCTTCCATTTCTTTACCTTCTTCCATTTCATAGTCTTTGTAGTGTCCATCAACATCACCTAATTTGTGACCATCACGTCTCTTATAGTCATGTTTATTTCCACCCCACTTACCTTCTTTAGCTTCAGTTTTCTCAGCATCATCTTCCATATCTTTTTCTAATTTTTCGATATGGTCAGCATCGTCTTTTTCAGCATCACGGTAGTGGTCATACTCCTCTTCGTCTTCTTCACCAAGTTCGATTTCGTAAACAACTTCGCCTTCTTCTTCCATTTCGTAACCTTCTTCGTATTCACCTTCCATTTTTTCTTCGTCAGCGATTATTTCATCATCTTCCTCAGATTCCATTTGGATTTTGTACTCAGCGTCAGTTTCATCGTCCTTCAATGTGATTTCATCATCATCTTTGGTTACGATAATTCCGTCTTCGTCACCCATCGCTTTGAAAACCTTAAGGATTTCTTCGTCAGATGCGTCGGTTAAGTCTAATGGTAAAAGAACTTCGTCTTCATCGTCTACTTCCATGTCATCACCTGGTAAGTCCATCATTAGCATTTCATCAGAATCCATTTCCATTTCGTCATCATCCATGTCCATTTCCATGTCCATTTCATCAGACTCCATTTCATCTTCATCTTCTACTTCCATGTCTTCCATATCCATTTCAGGTTCCATATCATCTTCTTGTTCAGTCATTTCTGACTCTTTTTCCTTGTTTTCACCTTCCATAGCTTCTGCAGACATTTCTTCATCTTCAATCTCCATTTCTTCTTCAGATAGGGATTCTTTTACTAATTCACTGATTTCTTCCTTCATAGTAGAAGCAAGTATTCCTTTTGCATTCTCCGTTACGGCTTCTTCCAAATTCTTCATTTGTAATAGTGCCTCTTCAACTAGATTGCGTTTTTTTTCTGCCATTTTAGTATTTTAATTGCAAAAGTTTATTGTATAGTTTTTATTATAAATATAGCGATATACAAAAAAGTTGTTTTTTTAATATTAATGGCAAAAAAAAATCGGGTATTAACCCGATTTTTAAAATTATCTTATAAAGAGACGATATTTAAGATTATCGTTTATTTAAACGATATTACTCGAATACCTCATCAATCTTACTTTCAACACATGCGGTGATTCTCCAATCATGTGGAAAGCCTTCAAAGTTCTTTGTAACTTTTGCTTCAACATCGGTTACATTAATACCTTTTACTAATTTCTCTTCTCTGATTTTTTTGATTTTACCTGAGTTTTCATCAGGTAAGTCATAACTGATTTTTGCTACGAAATACTTCTCATCCATAATTTAAGTTTTTAATACCCTAAATAATCGGACAATTTCTTCATTAAGTCAAGAGATTTGTCCAAACCTTTTCCAGTGTCAGTCGAACGTTGTTTTGTTTCCTCCTCAATATTCTCATCATACTTCATACGGTCATCTTTGTTTAAGAACAAATATGCACCAGGAGTAGACGGTGAAGATACCAAGTCAAAACAAATTAATTCAAAATCATCTTGTACTTCATTTTGTTCACCTTTCTTAACTAAGGAACCGACACCACGTGAAGATACACCCATTGTTACTCCTTGTCTCATAAGGTTTGCCGCTTGGTCACCTGGACATGAAACAACTCCACCTTGATGGAAACCTGGTGAAGTCAATAACTTAATCTTTCCCATTAATACATTACCTTCCCACCACATATCTGTAATAAGGTGAGATACACGGTCCAAATCAATTAATGATGATTCGGGGTGATTAAGTTCTGAAATAGATAAACCTTTTCTAATTGCTTGTTCGTATTTTTCAGCTTCCCTTCTTAATATCTTTTCAGGGTATACTCTACCATTTCTGTTTGGAGTATTATATTTTTGTAATACGGCATAGAATTCAAATGGTTTTGAATGGTCAAGTTGTCCATAAGATTCTTTAATTACTTCGGCATTTCTTGTATCGTTTGGATTAATGTAACCCGCATCCCATTCAATTAATATACCTTTTCCTGTATCGTTTGGTCCTAATATCTTCATCTTTTTTTACTTTATAAATATCTTATAATTCAAGGATAACGTCATATTCCATAATTTCTTGATTTACCAATCTCAATACTTTTGAATTAATTAATCTCACAATATGATTTTTAAAATCAAAAGCTAATGGTGTATCCCCATCATAATCTCCTGAATATAGTGCGTAATTAATGGCAAAATCAGTAACGTCTTCACCTCTATAAATTACCTTATCAACAGTAACTCTTACTTGAACATCTTCGTCACTAATATCGCCTTCAAGAGAAACCATACTAGGTATAATATAACTTTCACCCCAACCGAATTCATAAGTATAATCGGCTGGATTAATAGTATTATTAAGATTATCCAAGGCCGTATTAGCCTCAATTAATCTCTGTACCTGTGACTCAGTAAGAATTATTTTCATTTATCCTTTTAAGATAAATATATTATACTGACTCTTTTTTCGTTTTGTGTAGTGTAAAATAGTTTGAGTTCATAAGTGGATACTTATAAATGGTGTTAACAATATTTTTTATTTTATCACGAAGTATAATAGATTTGAACTCCGTATGTTCTTTTAAGAATAGTGTTATTTCTAAATTCATAAAACTTCTTTTCTCTAATTGTATTCCACTACTTCTTAAATCTAAATCTACAATATTGTGTTTTTCAAATGTTAATTGGTCAACCACTTCTAATAGGTGATGTTTAATATCTCTTTCCATCATACCCGTAACTCGTTTCCAATTATCCATTTCTTTTTTTGGTTCCACCCAACTTTGGATGGTAATGTATAATGATTTTAATTCTTTTGCATCTACTGTCCCATAACTGCATTTAGCATTCTCGTATCCCTTCAATTGAGATGTCTTTCCTTTTTTCATAAATGTTTTTCATATTCGTAAAGTTTATTTCTGTATCAATTATAAACATAAAAGTAACCGTTGTCAAAATATTGATAAAATCAGTATATTTATTTATATTAAACAACAGTATGATAATAATAAAAGTAGGAAAAAACGAAAACATTGAAAAGGCGCTTAAACGTTATAAGTTTAAGGTGTTTAAAACAAAACAATTAGATAATATACGTGAAAGACAACATCATGTAAAAAAGTCAGAGAAAAGACGTAAACAAATTGAAAAAGCCAAATATGTTGAAAAGAAAAAAGGTTCAGAATTCTGAACCTTTTTTTATTAATCTAAGTATTCTTCTACTTTTTGTTTTCCTTTAGCAAAGTGTTCCAAAGTCGAAAATCCTAATCCCGCTCCGACAAGATATAACATACCTTCCCAAACAAATTCTTTTAATGGGATGTCTAAGAATATATTACATAAGAACGCAATTGCACATAAAATAAATGCTGTGAATGTAATTACTCTTTTTGAACTTACTCTACCATCGGTACCCGTTAACATTTGGTTAAAAAACTTTCTCATAATCCTGTTTCTAATTGTCTTAACTTATACAATGAAACCAAAGAAATTTCAGATTCATTAATTTTAGATATTGTCTGATTAACTTTCTCAGTAAGTTCATCATCTGTCGATTCATTTAATTTGGTCGTTAGTTTTTCAATTACAACAGATTTTGATTTTTCAATTTCTTCTATCAATTGTTTTTTGTCCAAAGATAAAAGTTGTTTTAATTCATTTTTTTCTTCTTCAGAAATGTTTTGATATTCTTTGTTAAAAGTATTTGTTGATATTTTTAACATTGTACTAAGTGGAAGATTAACGGTTTCATTAACTGTCTTTGGTTTAACAGATTCACCTAATGTCTTTTTGATTCTATTTTTACTTTCCAAAACTTTTTCCAAGTTTTTAACCGAAGTATTGTAAATCACCGTATCAATATCAGAATAAGAATTCGCAACACCCTTAGTTAGATTTTCACTAACCCACATGTTAACTTCTTTTAGTTTAGATTCTTGTGATTTTAAAATAGACTTTAAGGTATCAAAACTTTCATTGACATAATCGTCCAATATGTCTTTGTTCATACCTTTTTTCTTGGATAACTCATCATATAAATAATAAGCCTCGGCAAGTTTTTTGTTTTCCAAAATGTTCTTTTTGAAAGATTTCATATGGTTTTTGAATGAAGGTTTACCATATGATTCAGACAATAAAGATTCAATATTACTTTTTATTTGACCAAATGTATTCATAATCTTTTTAATTATAAATATTAGTCATCCAGTAATGTTTTCAATTTGTCTTCAATTTCACCCAAAGATTTTCTTCCTTTTGATAAGTCAATCTCGGTTTTTCCTTTAATCATGTCATCCTCAATCAAAAGATTAAGGTCTTTTTCTTTGGTACTTTCAGGTGTGATTTCTTCACCTCCACCACCTTCAGGTGCTCCGCCTAAGTCTCCACCTCCCAAATCTCCTCCGAGGTCACCTCCTAAATCACCACCAGTTTCACCAGCTTCACCTCCCAAATCTCCTCCGAGGTCACCACCTAAGTCTCCACCTAATCCACCTCCACCACCGAATCCTGTATCTGCAGGTTCTGTGGTTTCACCAGCAGGTGCACCACCTTCAGCAGTTTTGTTACCGTATAATTTGTCAATATTTGCAAATATTCCTGTTTTGGTAATAACCTCAGCAGTTTTTTCAAGTTCAGCACCAACGGCTTTTTCAATACGTTGTTGTTGTAAATCAAGTTTGATTTCCTCATCAGAGAATCCAAGAATATGTTTCTTAGCCCATGATGAAGATACAGGTTGAATACCATTACCAGGGTCAGATACCGCATCTCTATAAAGTTGAATTTTGGTTTGCCATTGTTCAACCTTCAATAAGTCGGCTTGAGTTGATGGGTTAGTAAGACCTAAAGTAAAGTTGTTCAATTCATCTTCAAAACCTAATAGGTATAAGTGAATAATGGCAACTTTGTTTAACTCTTGAATCATAGATTTTTGAATTCTGTTGATTGTACGAGCAAAACGAATATCCTGTAATGCCAAATTCTTACCATCACCAACAACTTCTTCAAAACCTAAGAATGCTTTTGGTACACGAAGTGCTGTCAATAATTTCTTTTGAATATACTCAATATCTGCAATCTCAGAGAGGTTCTGTGCGCCAGGTAGGGTGTCAATAGGGTTTGGAGCATTGGGGTCTCTAACAGGTATAAAATAGTCTTGGTCAACCGCCATTTGATTGTAACGCAAGTCCACATTACCATTTTGAGGGTCAGCAATTTGGTCACGTTTGAATTTGTTGGCAACTCTTTGTACATACGGTTCAACATCTTTGTCGTCCATATTACCAACATAAACTTTAAATACTCTTCTTTCAGGTGCTCTTGATGTTCTGTAAATTAACATCGCATCCTCAGAAAGAATAAGTTGTTTCCAAATCCTTCTGGCTTTTTCCAACATTGAAGTACCATAAGGTAACTTACGGTCATCACCCAATAATCTAAAGTGAGCAATCTCCCACGTATTAAATACCATATCCTTATTTTGCCATAAGAACTTCAACGCATCATTTTCAGTCTCAGTGGTATTTCTTTCAGGTTTAATCTTCATACCCCTCTCTTGACGGGTAATCTCAATGTTAGGTAATTGTTGTGCACCCATCACACCTTTTTCAGGGTCCAACTTTAAGTAGACAAAATTGTCTCCATACTTGCAAGTATTTCTTGTCCACATAGGTAGATTAGTATCAATGTCCAATCTATTGTTAAATAAGTCTCCAAGTACGGCCTTAATTCTGTTACTTTCAGAATAAATTTGTAATATATATCCATCTTCATTTGTTGTTGTTGATTCTTCAGCGTAGATGTCTAATGCAGCAGAAATCTCAGGTGTATATTCCATACTTTCATAATCGTAGAAAGATGCCAATCTTGTTGGTTCATAGTATACAGCCTGACTATAAAGATTATTTTCAATCTTTTGCCATTGTTGACCTAAATATAAAGTCTGTTGAGCCTGTAGTTTTTCTCTTTCGTATTCTTGCTTGTTTGGAGTTTTTAATAACTCTTTCTTGTCAAACTTAAATACAGGGGCTTGTTGGTCCAACGTTGAGTCGGGACCAAATACTTTATTAAGTCTTTGCCATATGGTGTAGTTCTGTGCCATTATCTTTTATACATAAATACTAACCAACTTTAATTTAAACTAAACAATTAAAACCTACCAAATAACCATGAGTGGTTTTGGTAGTCTTCTTTTGTAGCACTTCTATTCATTCTGTGTTGGTTTATCCCTCCTGGCATTACAGGTACACCTGGATTAAAATCGTTGGATGTATTTTTAACAGGTGTTTCGTTAACCATCCAACTTTCCATCATGGCTTTTGTCTGTTCTGTAACCTTTTCAAGTTCAGCAAATGATGTTTCTCCCACATAAATAGCCATTGCCATTGCCATAATAAGGTCATCATGTTGTCCTTTTTGGTGGTCAGGTCTACCATTTATATAAACAAATGTACCCAACTCATTTACCAAACGAGATGAACGAACAATAAAGTTATGTCTTAACGCTTCTTCAAAAGCAGCAACGATTTGAACCCTTTTACTGTTAAAGTTAAGACCTGGTATTTTTTCTTGTGCACGAGGATTATATTTCCATTTGTCGGCAACATTCACACCATCAACATAAAGGTTTTTATAACCCATCTCTTGAAGTTTACGTGATGTAGATACACCCATACCTCCTGTGATATCGATAACAATGAACGCAGAATACATGGTTGCCCATTTATATGCAATCTCAGCAGCAACATCGGGTGGTACCTTTCCCAAATACTCCAACACCTGTTCCCTCTCATCAAAATCAATAATGGTAAAAGTGGTAAAGTCTTCACTATCACCACGAGATACGTCAATACCCATAATGTATTTATGACCAGCAACAGGTTCCTTCCATTGCCATAAAGCACCACCCATAAACTTATTCTCAGGTGGTCTCATAAAGTTTTGTTTGATATTTTCTACCGTATCATTTGGGATGACATTATCCCCTGAACCCAAGAAATTACATTCCAACTCTTGTGAAATTTTACGTCTGTCGAACTTGAGTTTTTTTGACATTCCTTCAAACCAGGAAGAATAGGGTTTGTACCCGTCCAATAGGTGTTTCTTGATTTCCTCATAATTTCTTTCTCTCGGCTTAATATGTGAGTAATCTATTGTGATTTCATCATCTTTATAATCTTCACGATTTAACATATAGTGAACCACATCTTTCACCTTAAGAAGTTTTAAGTCACCAGCATATCTTGGGTCTCTGTACCAAAACATTTCAGTAATCTTAAAGTCATTCATACCCTTTAAGGCTTGATTGTAGATGGTGTAATAGATTGGGTCAAACCCGTTTGGTGTTGAAATAACGATTACCTTACCACCTGTAGAAAGTGATGCCATACACGCAGACCAGAAGTCATCATCAGCATCGATAAACGCCGCCTCATCAAAAATCAAAATGGTCGGAGTATAACCACGCAAGGCATCCTTTGATGTTGCAACGGCTTTTACCTCACACCCATTAGTTAATTTAAAGTGTCTTTGTGAATTTTTTTCCTGTGAAAAACTAACACCAAACCACGATGGCCATTGGTCAACAAAACTTCTAACCTTATTTGCGAATTCCATTGAGGTGTCCAATTTGTTCGCAATGATTAGAATCTTCTCAGGTTTTTTCTTTGATGCGGTAACCAGTTTTTTGGATGACCACGCAGCGGTTACCGTAGATACACCCGCCTGACGATATTTTAAGGCAATATTTTCCTCATGCTCATCATAGTCATTAATTAGAGCCTCTTGGTCAGGAAATAAATTTAATGGTACAAATTGAGATTGGGTATTATCGTAAGTTTTTAGATATGTCTTTAGAGCATAAGGTGTATCCTTAACACATTTTGCATATTCCAAAAGTACTTGTTCGCGCGATAATGCCATCTAATCATAATAAGTGTAGTTTATGATAAGGAAATACCCAAATCATCCAAGAAACCAGCAAGACCATTATCATCATCGTCATCATCATCATCGAATTGTGACATCGCATCTTCATAATCTTGAGATTTAAGTTCGTCAATAATCTCATCAACCATTTTGGATACAATCTGTTTTCCTTCGTCTGAACCTGACATAATCATCTTAGCAACCTCAAAGAATTCTTCAGTAGTCAGTGCTGAGAAACGAGAGAATAAATAATTTTGAATTTCTCTCATATCATCCTCATATAACTTATCAGGATATGCTTGAGTGAATTTCTCCCAAATAACAGGTCCCAAACGTAAATCCCATATTTCGTAAGGTAAAGTATCTTGAGAAGCCATTACCATTTCGGCAGCTTTAGGGTCGTCAGGTAATCCTTGAGTACCCATAACCTCATACACTCCTTTTACTATCTCGTGTACTAAAATAGGGAAGAATAGTCCCTTGGCTTTAATTGTTGGTGGGTCAGTGGTTTCATCAACCTCTTCTTTACCTTCCATACCTTGTCCACTTTGTGCTGCAGACATAACCATTTGGTCAGGTAAAATCCAATATAACAAATCGTTAATTGACATTAATACACCATAAAGATTAAGTAATCTTGGGTTAATTGAATTTAACTGTTCTTCAACCAAGTGGAACATATAATGTCCTTTTTTAGATGCTCCTTGAATTAGAGAGTTGATAAACCTTCTTTTAGCTTTCTCCAAATCAAACTTTTCAAAGGCAGCCATGAAGTTTTCCAAATCATCTTCAGCTTCATCTTCAGAAACTCCAAATTGTTCAATAACGTCTTCATCTTCAGGTTCCTCAGAATCTGTTTTCATACCCGACATGTCTATTTGACCTGGCATCGATGTCAACTCTACATCAAATTGAAACGCGTCATCAGGAATTGCCAATTCTTGTTTTACCAAATCAACCGCCAATTGTTCCAAATAACCTTCGTTGTTGGCCTCTATCTGTTTTACCTCTTGAACGGCACCCATTAACATTCTTTGCAAGTTCATAAGTTGGTTTTGACTTACGTCTCGCATACCAGTATACCTTTTAACCTTCTCTACAACATCTTTAAATCTTTTAGACGCGATAAGTTGCTCAAAAGAGTTATCCATTTCGTCATCGTCCTTGCGTGGTAACGCAGGGTTATCAGACATAGGGGTTTCACCCTTTTCTAATTTTCCTTGAATATCTGGTGCCATTCTTTCAGGACCATCATATTCTATCTGTTCTTTCAATTTCTTACTCATCTCTAAATGTTATATTTAAGTTGTCAAATTTAAGGAAACTTGGTATTTCTTGTGTTTCACCTGCCTTAGGGGCTGGTCTATGTTTTGGTTGATAAGGTGTACTCTTACCTGGTTTTTCTTTAGTACCAGGTTTAGTTCTTGTCGGTGCAGTCTTTGTGTCACCAGCTTTAGGGGCTGGTCTGTGTTTTGGTTGATAAGGTGTCTTCCTATCAGGTTTTGAAGGAGTCTTTGTTGGTGTCTTAACAGGAGCTTCTTTGGTACCCTGTTCCAATAAGTCTTTCTTGGTCATAGTCGGTTTTTTGTAATTCTTCAACAAAGATACAATACTTTCTTCTATTTGTCTAACTCCCTTTTCAAAAGATTCATTTTGTGTCTTAACGTCACTAACACATCTTTCAAACTTTTCTTTCTCTTTTTTAGTACGGTCTTCCTCTTTTTTACCTTCAAGACCTAAAGAAGATGTACAAACCGCCCAAGGATTATATTTTTCTTTTTTCTTTTTCTTACCTTCAAACATACCTAATGTTGCGATAGGTGTTTTCATTTTTGCAGGTTTTTTCTTACCTTCAAAAATATCCATTCCATCTTGGTAATTACCCATACCATCATCACTTGATGGACCAACCTGTTTGGGGTCTTGGGTTTGCTGACCTTTGAATGGTTTGATGTTATCAAT